CGCAACAGCGCAACAAAAGGCGGCTTTGAAAGCTGCTAAAGCAGCAAAGAAAGCGGCGCCGACTAAGGCGGCGAAACAAGCAGCCCAGACGTCAGTCGTGGCTGCCCGCAAAGCTGCCGGCCGTACGGCTGGCCAGGTATTAAAGAAAGGCGCTAAAGTAGTTCTAAAAGTAGCGGCCGCACCAGTTAGAAACTCATTTTTGCTACTGGTTACTATCAATTTTGCAGGACTAGCCAATAAGCTAGCCGCTGCCTGGCAAAAAGCACCTAGCAAGCTCACAAGTTTTTGGGAGGGAGCCGGGGGCCAGATAAATGCACTGAAGAAAGCCTGGGAAAAGGGATCTACTAAAAAGCGAATTTTTGGAATGGAGCAGATAGGCGTAGCGCCAGCAGCACCAGCCGCAGCCGCCGCAACTGCAGCGCCACTACTGGTTAAGGTAGCCGACTTTTTTACTAAAATTGGAATAGATCCGGCAGAGCTTGTACAGGTAGGTAAGGACGCGCTAAATAAAAAAGCCCAGGAGCTAGCTAAAAAAGCCCTGGAGCCAAAGGCAGCAACTGAAGCTACTAACATTGACATTGCCGACCAGGTATTTGAGCCAGCCGATCTGCAGCCCACTACTGATATGGCACCAGCTCAAACGACAGCCACAAAAAAACCTAATTTTTTACCGTTACTAATCGGCGGCGCTGCCGTTTTGTATTTTGTAACTAGAAAAAAATAATATGACAGCAAAGCAAAGAGCAGCCAGGGCAAAATTCAAGGCCGTAGTCGCAGAAGCAAAAAAGCTGCGAAAGAAAAATCCGAAGCTTACGCAAGCGCAAGCCGTTAAGCAAGCCTGGGCGATTAGCTATAGTAAAAAGCGTGCTGGAGTAGGCGCTGCGCCTAAAAAGAAAGCAGCAACGACTAAAGTAAAAGCTAAGAAAAGTAAGCGCACTAGCGAAATGCACACCGACACTAAGAGCCACAATGTAAATATTCGTGTGGTTAGTGGTATTAAAGTAAAAAGTAAAGAGTTAAGAAAACAACTAGAAAAGAAAGGATATAAACTTACTCACGGCTATACAGTAGCAAAAAGAAAGAGAATAGGCGAAATGCCAACTTTTAGTGATCCCGACGCAGCAAGAGAAATTGAATTGTATGCAGATAATGATAGCCAATTATATTTTCAAATGAGAAAGCCTATTTTGATCAATTTAGGTAAGAAATATAAAAAAGGTACTTACGATATTGATAAGGCAGCAAAGTTGTGGCGTTATTACATTGAAGCTGCAATGAAAAAATATAATAAAGAGTTCGGCAGTCGTGGCGATAAATGGTTTGAGTTATTAAATACAAACGATAGAAATTTGTTAGCGCGCGACTATGCAATAAGAACAAAAGAAGAATTTGATTTAGGAAATTTTGTAGATTGATGTATAAAATCTTACCCTATACAGCAGCGCAGGCCCGGCGCCTTAACGTAAAGATCCGGCCAAGCAGCAGACAGGGTAAAAAACTGGACGTATATGACAGACAAGGAAACTACATAACGAGCGTTGGGGCCAGGGGTTACCTGGACTATCCTACGTACAAAAAGTTATTCGGTAAGGCAGTAGCAGATCAGCGCCGAAAACTTTACAAGGCCAGGCACGAAAAGGACAGAAAAGTGAAAGGATCGCCAGGCTACTTTGCTGATCGGCTACTATGGTAAATAAGGACGTAATAAAACAACTATAAACTAGAAAAATGGCAAGACGTAGAAAAAGCACTAAGAGACGCAGTTCACGCCGTCGTATGGGTGCCGTTGGCAAAGCCAACATTCAAGCAGCTCTGGGCATTATTGCCGGCGCTGTAATCGGTAAAAAAGTCGCTGGGTTTATTCCTGTAGGCGATGATCGTATCAAAAATGCAGCTGTACTGGGTATCGGTCTGGCGTTCCCAATGATCCTTAAAGGTGATCTGGGTAAGGCTATCGGTAACGGTATGATCGCTGCCGGTGGAGCTGGTCTGGTAGGCGGCCTTATCCCTGCACTGGGGCAAATGGACGATACTATGACGTTCCCAGTAACCGTTGGCGAAATACCTGACAATATCAGCGTAATCGCCGGCGATGACAGCGTAATGGCTGGCGACGATCTTTCAGTCCTGGCTGGTATGGAAGAAGATGAAACGTACTAAAATGGATCACCTGTATTCACCTTTATTTAACTAAAAGCCCCACGCCAGGCAATACGAATGGCGTAACAATTATTATGGCTTCAACAGTAGGCACTCGCCTAGCATTTGAAAAAGCGAAACAGGCTATCAATAACGCCGGTTTTTCGCTCGGACAGGCTGTACTTTCACAGTCCTATCTTCGTTTGGAAGTAGCTTTATCAACTACTATCACAAGCTATCAGTTCCCAGTACTCACTAATGACGTTAGCAGCTCAAACACCAGCAGCTTCAATACTGAGCAGCGTTTGAACTTGCAGGACGCTTTCGTGTGTTCTTCAATCGGTCTGTTTTTCGCTGTACCTGGCAGCAGCACCGCTAGCAATTATCGGCTGTTTACTTACCCTAGCCCGATCACGTTCTCGGCTTCTAATACAGCCACTAGCTTGCTGAACTGGTATAACAGCTCGCTCACTTTGACTGTTAATAACCGTCAAATTGTGCCAGCCTATGACCTGTACAGACACTATTTTGTGCCACAAACGCAAGCCCAGACAGCGCCTTACTACGCTGCCAATACCCAAGCGTTTGTAGATCAAAACGACGGTAGCAATGACGCTTTCTATCCTGTAGAGCCAGCTTGGGTACTGGTGGGATCAAAGCAAAATTCACTACAAGTACAGTTGCCACAAGCTATGGCCGCAGTTGAAACAAACAGCCGCGCGATCCTTATTCTTCGTGGTCACCTGGCCCAGAACGTCACCCCGGTAAGATAATGATTTTCAGCGACTTATAACAAGTCCTAAATCACAACCGGAGTAACATTTTGAGCAAAGTGTTCAATAAAAAAAGAGGGCCGGTTTCGGCCGGCCCTTATTTTCAAAAAAAGTAAAATTTAAGACAATGGCATTTAAGGCCGCTAAATACGAACTGGTAGAGCTACTGGTTCCCGGTGTAGCAGTAACAGGACAGACACAAACGCAATGGTCGTTCCCAGATCTACCCAAGCTACGCTATACAGCACTGATGGCGCTGGAAACGTTCGCCGTTGATACAGTAACCGTATCACCTAACAACGTCGCTTTGCCGTCCGCAGCTATTATGCAAAAAAGTTATCTGGTACTCTATTCAAACGAGCGCCAGGACTTATTCCGTATTCCTTTAGTATCACTGATCCGCACCCAGGCTACAACTAGCGCCAGCGCGCCTTTTGTACGTAGCTTGCCCGAGTTTAGCGGACAAAAGATTACCTGGGATAAGAGCTATATCACTATCGCGTCGGCTCCTGCCAACACGACTAACATTAGCTTTGTTTTCGGCGTTTACTATATCTAAAAAACTATGGCTGCAACAGCACAACTACGAAACGCAAGCGCCGTCCTAAATTGGTACAACGAGCAGCCGCAGGCTGCCTGGAAGATCTTTAGGTTTTCAGTAATGGCTAAAAACATTACTGGCGCTTATGACGGTAAAAGCAAGGACGAGGGATACGAAAAACTACAAACAGAGCTTTCGTATATTTCGCCAGACGACTACAACAATTTTGTTCTCGGTCTATACAACGACAAGGATAAAGAAAGAGTAGCGCCAGCGATCAATAAAGTTTTTGTGCTAAACGAAGCGCCGCTAGGTATGATCGCAGGCTACGGCGTAAGCAATCAGCAAGCCCAGGTAAATAACGAGATATTAAACGAGATCCGCGCACTACGAGCTGAACGAATGGCCGAACTGGAAACGGACGACGAAGAAGAAGAAGAAGCAGAGCAGCCAGTAACGCCGTCCAGTATTTTAGCCGGTATGCTACAGCAACCACAAGTTCAACAAATGTTAATAGCAATGTTAGGAAGTATTGTTAGCAGCTTTTCAGCGCCTAAAGTGCAGCACGTAAGCGGCACCCAGGACGTGGAGCAAATTATTCAAACACTATTTAGCAAAGGGGTAACAGCCGACGACCTGGCTAAGCTGGCAGCAATGCCGCAGGCGCAGATCGCTATGCTTTTATCAATGCTTAGAAAGTAATGGCAGGCAAGATAAAAATATCAGCTACAGACGTGCTACTGGTAGGCGGCGGCTTACTGGCCTTTACAGCTATTAAGCGCCTGTTAATCGCAGGCGGGATCGCAGCAGGGCCAGGCACACAAAGCGCCAGCCAGCAAATTACTGATCCGGGAAGCTACTGGAAGCCGCAATACTATAAACGTACTGGCGGGATCTTAGTAAGACGAGCAACGGCCGAGCAACTGGCTAGACAGATCCACAATGCTTTTGGAGTATTCCAGGACGACTTTAACGCTGTAATGGCGGCTTTTAGCCAGGTTAAGACAAAGGCTGCTGTATCTTTTTTAGCCGATGTATTTCAGCAGCGCTACAAAGAAGATCTACTGACTTTTTTAACTAACGGCGGCGGCATATTACCCTGGGACGGATTAAGTGATAGCCAGCTGCGCACATTATTAACGTACACAAACAGATTACCAGCACGATGAAAAAAAACATATTGCCCTTACTACTGATCGCCGGCGCTGCTATAGCGTTTATGGCCTTTCGCAGACGGCCCAGGGTAACCGTTGAAGCAGGCCCAACAGAAAGGATCACTGAGCAGGAGTTCGCGGCGCCTGTAGATATGCCGCCAGCTAGGCAAACAGCTGTAGATATCGGCACAAAGCTGATCAGTAATTTATTTACAAAGAAGCCTGGCGCAAAAGCCAGGGGCACGGCTGTAAAAAGAGCCGTAAGGACTAAGACAGCAACCAGGGCGCAGGCAAAGGCTGTAACAAAGCAGCTTTCTAAAGGTATTCGCGTGGCCGGTTTTGGCGATAACGTACTTGTATAAAAAACGACAATGAAAAAAGGAACTATACTATACCTGGTAGCCGCAGCCGCAGTGTATTATTACTTTATTAGGCGCAGAAAAGTTAGCGGCAAGACGGCACCTAGCGCAGAAAGCGCAGCCAGCACAGCCCGACAATTGGTCGCAAATATCGTCGATCAAACGACTTTCATACCTGACGAGACCACTATGCGCCAGGAATACGCTAAAGATCAAAAACTTTGTAGATAATGGCCTGTGTAAAATTCATAACAGAAACAAAGATATTTCAGCAATCTGGCCAGACGGATACGAACGCTAATAGCGTTATATTCGTCAATCAAGGAACTAGCAACGTAACCGTTGACGGTTTTTTGCTTACGCCTAACCAGTCCTGGAATATCACTGGTAACCGCGACGAGATCAATGTTAAGGTATATAGCTTTAATTTTAGCGGCACCGGTACTAATCAACTGACAGTAATACTTAAACGATACGTTTAATGTTCGTTAATTTTAATATATTAAACCAGCTTGGATCGCCAGCTATCAATAGTAATACGTTTGCTAACAGGCCCGCCGCAGGACAGACAGGCCGGCTCTTTGTTAGTACCGATACTTTTGAGATCTACCGGGATAATGGTACGACCTGGGATCTAATTGGCGGCCCAGGATCTAGCACAATTACTGGAACGGGTACGGCAACGCAAGTGGCCTATTTTACCAGCTCCCAGGCAATTGGATCTAGCGCAAATTTATACTGGGATAACACAGCCGGCGCGTTAGGGATCAATACAGCTACACCAGGCGCCGAGCTAGACGTACACGGCACCGGGATAATGGTGCAGCTAAATTCAACTACTGCAACGGCTAATAGCTTGCTGGCTTTTCAGCGTAGCGGTAGTGGTTTATGGCGAATAGGCGATGTGTACAATGGTGGCAGTAATTACTTTGAGATCTTTAATACTGCAGGATCAAATACACCTGTAAGAATAGACGCCAGCACCAGTAACATAGGACTACAAGGCGCACCGGCCGCAGTAGAAACGCTGCGAGTAGTGGGAGCCAGTACGTTTGAGGATACTTTTACGCAAGCGGTCGGAACTGACAGAAAAGGGCTTTGGAGCCAATTAACAACGACTACGCCAAATGCAGCCAGCTATACGGCTGGAATGGCTTACACAGCATTAGCTGCTTATCATCTTAATATTGTACAAGGCAGCGCAACGGTACCCAATACGGTAATAGTCGGCGGTACGTCTAGCGGCGCTTTGCTACAATTTACTGGAGGCGGTACGCTAATTATCAATCAAGGCAGCACCGGCGGCTTACGTTCTTTTGCTGCTGTGCAGTCGCAGTTTGCTTTTTTACCGACGCAGCCTTTTACCAATGTAACACACGTTAGCGGCTTTCACGCTTACGCGCCCTATTATGTAGGCGCAAATAATCCCACAATAGATAACTATTATGGCATAGCGTTAAACGCCAGCACAGAATATACGGCATTAACAATTACTAATCGCTGGGGGGTTTATCAGGCTGGCGCAAGCGACTTAAATTACTTTGCGGGAAATAGCCTTTTTGGTACTACGACAAACGTGGGTGCAAAAATATCTATCGCTGGTTATATGTATATCAGCAATAGGCCGCTGGCACAAATAGTATTTAATAGCACTGGCAGTTATTATGGACAGATACAAAACGACGCAGCCGATAAATGGAGTTTTGCAAGAAATTTTACAAACGACGGAACATTAGGCACGCCAATAATGACGTGGGACGCTGCTAATATACGAGTTGGAATAAATACCAGTAGCCCTAATTCAATTTTTGAGGTTAAAAGCACTGGTACTGGATCAAAAACATTAGTAGGTGCTTTTCGGGATAGTTCTACAAATGGTAACGGAATAGAAATTTACAATCAAGATAATTTATCAAGCATATATTCTACATACTATAGTAGTGGAAGCAATCAAGATTTAGGATTTTTTACAACTACTAACACTGGTACGCAAAATGAAGTATTGCGTTTAACCAGTACACAAAGAGTAGGAATTTCAACTAGCACGCCACAGTATAAACTAGATATTACTAACTTGGGTTATGGAGTGCAACATTATGGCGATGTAAATAATTCTTTAAGGACTTATGCTGGAAGTACATACCAAATAATTGAGGCAACAAATTCAGGTACAGTAAATCAATTTGGATATTTTGGAGGCGGTTTTTTTATTGATACGAGTTCAACTGCAAGATTTAGAATAACTACTGGCGGAAATGTTTTGATAAATACAAGTACTAATACTGGTCAAACTTTACAAGTTAATGGAACTGCTACGGCAAGTGAATTTAACACGTCGGAAGATAATTTTACAAATGTTACAAGCGGTGGAACTGCAACATTATTTACAGTAGCAGCGAGCCAAATGTATCTATGTTATGCAACGCAAGGCGCAACAAATAAACAAGTTACATTTACCGTATCTGTACCAGAGGGCGGAACAACAGCGGAAATAGGTATAATTAGTACAACTGGCGCATCATTAGCAATTACAGCAAGCGGTCTTAATGTTCAAGCAACAAATACAGAAGCATTTACAGTAACGGTAAAAACTACTTACATAAGAATAAAATCATAATAAAATGGGATATTCAATTCAGCCAGTACAAATCTGGACTAACGGACAAGCAAGCAGCGGCAATTTTATTGACGCAAGCATTGTAAACGACAATCTAAGCAACTACGCGCAGTTTTACTGGGTTATTAGCAGCGTTATTACCGATAGCGAGGGTAACGAAACTAAGCAATCTTTAGCGCAAGGCAATACCAGTATATCGGGCGAAGATTATACCGCTTGGGGGCAAGCTGGCGATGTTAATTTAGCCGCTTATGAGTATATTTGTACGCAATTAAATTTAACCTTAATACCTTAAAAAAATGGCAAACGTAACTGAACTAAAGGCCCAAGCCTACGACCTACTGGCAAACATTGAATTTTTGCAATCTAAGCTACGCGAGGTTAATATCGCAATAGCAGAAGAAACTAAAAAACAGCAAGAAAGTGGATCTCAACATAGCGACGATAGTAATTAGTAGTATTTGCAGCTTTGTGGCGTCCTGGGCTGTACTTAACCAGCGTGTAAAAACGCTCGAAGAAAAGCAGGCTAAGCACGACGACCACGGCGAGCGCCTGATCAGGCTGGAAACCAAGCTCGATATACTCATTCAGCAATTTAAGCGCAGTAGCCTTTGAAAACACAGCTCATACGACTAGCAGACGTAGCCTATATCGGGCCGTTTATGCTGTATGCGGCCACTAAACTAAAAGGCCAGGATCGGGCAATAATGACAGTCCTGGGCCTTGCAACAATTATCTATAACGGAATAAACTTTGTGAAAAATGAAAAAGCTACTTAAAAACTGGAAAACGACCTTTTTTGGCTTTGCCACAATCATTGGCGGCGTGGCCGCTATTCTTAAAGGCGACCTAGTTACTGGGATCACTACAATCGGAGCCGGGCTGGGCCTTACAGCGGCTAAAGATTTTGACAAAACAGGGCTGTAATGAATGAAAGGAACAAAGAACTATATCATTGCCCTGGCTATTGTGGGCTTAATCTTACTATCTACTAACGTGAGCGCAGCTACTCTTATAGCAAAATTCGAGGGCCTAGAGCTAAAAGCCTACCAGGACAGCGCAGGCATTTGGACAATCGGCTACGGCAATACGCGCAATCCCTATACTGGCCTGCCTATTAAAAAAGGCGATACAATTACAAAAAAAGAAGCCCTGGACTGGCTGCGCATTACTGTAGCTGCAGCAGAGGGCGAAGTCAAGCGATTAGTAAAGGTGCCGATCAATAATAACCAGCAACTAGCGCTGGCCAGCCTGCTATTTAATATAGGCGCTGGAGCGTTTGCAAGATCAACGCTGCTTCGCCTGCTAAATAGTGGCGCCGACAAAGCCGCAGTGGCAGCCCAATTTTTACGCTGGAATAAGGTAAAAGGAAAAGAGGTAACAGGGCTAACAAGGCGAAGAAAAGAAGAAAGTAGGCTATTTTTATCTTAAATAGCTGATTTTTATACATTTTAGGCAATCTACTCAATTACATAGTAGATTTTTTTTTGTTTATATGAACTAAAGTGCTATAAATTTACAAACGACAAACGACTTTACTAACCTTAAATTATCGGAACTATGGCAATCCTAAGCGACCGTGCCGCGTACATACGCGAGC